TAATCATTCATGGCAGGCGTTCGACCATGTGGCAGGTTCCAATACGAGGTGGTCAATCGCGACTCCATTAAACCGATATAACACAACCACCGGTGAATGGGACCAGACAGCAATCACAACCTACCCAAATATATACACAGATGACGTAGGTGGGACACGTTACGCCGGACATTGGCTCCAGATTAAACTCCCGTACGCAATCACACTCTCACACTCTAATGTACATCCAACAAATGGTTATGGTTTAGATCGGGCACCAGAGGATGGTGTTATTTTGGGTTCAAACGACGGAGAACACTGGTACAAACTCACTGAATTTACCGGGAAGGCATATTCAGACAACACATGGACTCGTATAGACGTCAACGCCACCACCTCGTATCAATATTATAGAATGTGTATAACCAAAGTCGTTGGGGGCACTTACGGTAGTTACTCAGAACTCACCGAATGGCGCCTCTTCGCCGAAAAACCGGTGACCCGCATGGAGAATGTCCACATCTCCGGTGACCTCTCGAGTGAGACCCTCCAAACGGGGTACATCAAGTGGCCCAAGGTGCCGCTGAAGGCTGCGGAGTCCGAGGGGTACGTGGCGAGTGCGAGTTCAGGTTCAGGATTTGATCATCCTTATAAATTATTCAACGAGAGACTTATCGGTGCAGACACCGAATATTGGTCAACGGATTTAACGTATAATACGTCTACCGGTGCACACGATAATACCGTGTCCACTACGGATGCTGGCGGTGTTGTGCATTACGGTGAATGGGCACAAATTCAACTTCCACGAGAAATTGCCTTGTCATTTTTCAAGGTATACCCGAGAGCCTATGGCTCGGGTACGTTCGTGCTCGACCGTTCGCCGAATAGTGGTTCCGTTCTTGGTTCCGATGATGGTATAAATTGGCACCTCGTCAATAAGTTTTCGGGTGTCACGTACACAATTGAATCGACCAAGAGTGGTGAAAAAATTGAGATCCAATCTTCAAAATCTTACAAATATTATCGTTTTGTATTCACAACCGTACAAGCCTCACCTACTACAGCGGGAGATAGAATCGATATGATGGAACTCCAACTCTTCGAAGCCGCCACGGGGGTGGGTGCCACCCCGACCAGTGCCAAGTTGCAGGTGGCCGGCAGTCTCGGTATGGCCAAGGGTGCGGAGTTCTTCGCGGGGGATGACGTCGTGATGGAGTTGCCCAAGCACGATAGGCCACTGACGAAGTATCCGGAGGTGGCGATGACGGCCAATAGCTCTGGGGGGTATGTGGTGAGTGCGAGTAGTACTTATTCTACGGGCAATTATCCAGAATATGAAGCGTTCAACAACATTTTTCCATCAGGTAATGACGGAGGCACGGAAGGGTGGATTTCAGGTGAATACAGGTACTCGGGTACCGCTACAAATGGTGAATATTTACCTGTCGGAAATGATACTTTTAGTGGGGCTCCATCTGGGGAGCAAAATGGTTCTTGGATCAAGTTACAATTGCCGAAAAAAATAAAGCTTGATCACCTCGTGTTAAAACAAAGATACGCTAGTTCTGGGCAAGAATATTCTGCAAGTGTAGTAGTTTACGCGAGTGTGGACAATTCGAATTGGCAGTCGCTCGGAACATTCGACCCATCAGGTTCGGAAACATTCACATTTTACACAAACAGTTCTTACTATTACAATTATTTCGTATTACATATTAAATCAGTCAATCATGAATTTACGTACGCGGCAATAGAAGAACTCGAATACTGGGGCTACGAAGAAGGCGACGAGAGTGTCGACGTCGTCCATAGGAGCATCCCCAATAAGCCCGGGCAGCAGCACCTCGAGGTGTACTGGGACGCCAACGACAGTAATTCGTACAGTTTCGCGGACAGTTCGAATGTTTATGATTTGAGTGGGAATGGGGTGACCGCGACGATCTCCGGCGCGAAGGGGTTCAATGCAAAATATAATTCCTGGATTTTGAACAATAACCTCGTAGATTACATTTCTTCGACGTTGTCCCACAGCACGGGCGCGTGGGTGCACTCGGTGTCGACGTGGATGTACCGCTACCCGACGACCTCGACGAACCAACAAAACATTTTTCAATTCGGGACGACCGTGACGAGCGAGGGGTGCGCCACCCGGTTTGAATGGATCTCGGGCCAGTGGATGATACGGTACTATTTTATGGGTAACGATGTCATATTTTACCTACCTCATAGTAAATTATTTGAGAAATGGATACACATCACTGCCACGTACGACGGTGGGAGCGATAGTGGCGTAGTGAACGGCAGTTACGGACTCGCACGTAAACTTTACGTCAACGGCGTGCCGTGTGAGGTTCAGTCGAGTTATCAGGCAGGTTCCCTGAATTTGGCAACGACGTCGTCTACTTTTTACCTCGGGCACAGGCCGTCGGCGGGCTCGTTGATAGGCGAAGTGGCGAACGCGAGAGTGTACTCGAAAGCGTTGTCCGCCGACCAGGCCCGCGAACTCTACGAGTACGAGGCCGCGCGGTTCGACCACCGCGAGGATTTGGTGAGTTTGCACAAGGGCAACTTGGGCATCGGTCTACGCGACCCGGAACAGAGGTTGGTCGTGAAGCCCCAAACTGACATGGGGTATTTCCCACAAACTCAAGTCTACCACACTGGCGATTTCGCATACCTACACGATAACCGCAGCAATTCTACAAGATACAACATCTGGACCGAAAAAGACGGTCTTTTGGTAGTCGATTGTAGCTCATATTTTGCGGGAGGTGACTCGAATCCTCTTTATCCATTTCAGGTATTAAATGCGACGTCGTACAGATGGCAGGACGCCGGTGGCACGTATAGCACAACTAATGGAAGTTACACAGGTGGATCGGCCACGACAGTGGATGGCACGTCCCGTTCGGGTGAATGGATTGAAGTCATATTCGGCCAACCGATCGCGATCGAAAAGTTTATCATGAATGTCAATCTCGGTGGTGATTTTCAAGTTAGAGGTGCGAAGACGGGTGTCATCGCCGCAAGAAATTACGAGGATGAATCATGGACGGCCGTTTACGAAATGAGTGGACAGTCGTGGGTCCTGAATCAAAATTACGAGTTCGTCCCAACATCTAGCGTCCCTTATAAACACTACCGATTCGTTATCGAGACGATAACGGCAGGAACGTACGGTGGGACGGCCACTTTAACAACATGGGAATTTTACGGAAAGTATGCGTCGACGTCGAACGGCGCCGTGTTCAAAACCGGCAGCGTCGAATCCGGTGGTGTCATCGCAAACGCGGTTTGTATCGGGGGTAAATCGTGCGAGGCTCCATTGACGGTAAAGTCACTCTCTGGTCATTTCACCTCTGCAAATAGGCAATATTTCAACTACGATACTGGTGCGAACACAATAACGAGGAACACAGGTGACTTGGCCAAGCATAGTATATACGCAGAAGGATCTATTGTCACACGACAATACATAGTATCTCACTCCGGAACAGCACAGTCTTCAGATCGTCGTATTAAGACAGAAATCACAGATGTTAACGATTCGAGCGCGCTCGACACGTTCCGGTTGATTCAGCCGAAATTGTACAATTACAAGGACGTCGTTCAGAAAGGAACACTGCCGGTGTGGGGGTTCATCGCACAGGAGGTTGGGGATGTGCTAAACTATTCGACACATATAGGAACTGAATACATTCCCAATGTATATGAGCTCGCGAACGTCTACGCCGAAGGTGTGGTGTTAGAGTTCGATACAACGAAATTGCAACCGGGTGTGTCCAAACTGCGTCTGTACGATTCAGCTAATTCTGAACTCGACGCGTTCATCGACGAAATCATCGACGAGTACACGGTTCGGCTCACGAAACCCATTGAGATTCGCGACCAAGTGTTCGTGTACGGACAAGAGGTTCGCGATTTCCACTTTTTGAAGAAGGACGCCATATGGACGACGGCCGCGGCCGCTTTACAGGAAGTCGACAGAAGACAGCAACGCGACAACGTGAGAATACGTGCACTCGAAAACAAAGATTTACGTGTGAAACGTCCACTAAAACTCACAGAAGCCCAAGGTAAACTCGTGGATGTTGATGGTGCACTGTGTGCACAGCCGGAGAGCAAGTCAGTATTGGGTGTGGTTGGTGCAACCCAAGGTGTTGTTGAAACTTCGGGCGAACACTACGTGTGGGTGTGCGATGAACGGGGTTCGATTGAAGCTGGTGATTACCTGACAACCTCTAATGTCGTGGGATACGCCACAAAACAAGATGATGACCTCCGACACAATTACACCGTCGCGAAAGTTTTGGAGCCGTGTGATTTCACGCAACCGCAAGTGCCATCGAAACGTGTGTTGACCGAAACTAAGAACGTGAACTATTACGTGCACACGTCGAACGTTTCTTTGGACGTATACAGCAATCTCACCGTAGATATGCGAACGACTTTGACGGAGACCTACTACGAGAAAACCACAAAGGTTCTCGTGAAATATAACGAGTACGTCAGTAAATTACCACCCTATGATGCTGAATTTTATTATAAATTGAATTCGATTTCAGCGTCACGTGAAGTGTACGACACACTTCCAGACAATGAACGCGACAATTACGTCGTCGAGAGCACGGTCGATGGTGAACCACATACGTACATATACAGGTATGATGTATATCTCACGCTCGATGAATGGCGCGATCTCGATGAAGCCGACCAACCGGCGTACAAACACGGATATTTCAAATATGTCGTGGAAGAAAGGACAGAGCCCACTCAAGGGTTCACAGAGAAAAGTCGTACAATTTACCAAAAAATCCTCAATACCATCAATGAACCCCGAAACGGGTACAGACTTTTGGTGCGCCAGGAACAGGTTCCAGTGCTCGATGCGTTTGGAAACCTACAATACCAAGAAGACCCCACGGAAGTCGTCGACGCGTATGAACTGAGATACGTCGACGCCACCGGCAACCTCACGACGCGTCACAACGCGGTCTACCTCGCTGCACGCATCAGGTGTCTTTTAGTGTAAATAATATACTCCAGTGGGAGGACGTGCCGTGGGGGGACACGGAGCCTGCGTACAAACTTATCACCACCAGGCACAACGCGGTGCACACCGCCGCTTTCGTGGGCGTGACATATCATTGTGGATAAAATCTCAGACTAATAGTATAATTAACACCCATGTCTGGACAGACGATGTTGCTCGCCTACGGCGCCCAAGACGCCCTGATCACTGGTGAACCTCAAATTTCGTATTTCCAAAGCAACTTTCGACGCTCGACGCATTTCGCCCAACAGGTCGAACGCCAAGTGATTCAGGGTCGAGTCACCGGCAACGGTATGTCGACCGTCCGATTCGAAAGACGTGGTGATTTGCTTTCCTACATCTACCTCACCCCGATCGTCGGCAGCGGCACGCCTCAGGCGAACACCTCCATCACCGATTGGACGACGGTCATCGATAAGGTTGAGATTCTCGTCGGTGGGCAGGTCATCGATGAGCAAGACGCCGTGTGGACGACGAAGATCGCCCCCAAGTTGATGGCTTCCAACCTCAGCAAGTCTCGCCTCGCCGGCCTCTCCGGGGCGAACACCTTCTACCCCCTCCGCTTCTTCAACTGCGAGTCCTACCAACACTGCATTCCGTTGGTCGCCCTCTCTTACCACGACGTCGAACTCCGCATCACCTGGGGCGCCCTCGCCGGGGGTTCCAAGTGGGAGTGCTACGCCAATTTCATCACCCTCGACGCCGCCGAGCGCGAGATGTTCGCCTCCAAGGAAATCAACCTCGTCATCCCGACGGTGCAGAAGAGCATCGCCTCCAACGCCAAGATTCACGAACTCAGCGGGTTCAACCACCCGATCAAGTTCTTGGCTGCGGCCCCGACGGCCTCGGGCGCGTCCGCGGTCAACGTGCTCACCGCGACGAACCGCATCAAGATGCAAATGAACGGCGTCGACATCTCGGATTACAAGTTGTCTCGCCCGAACTTTACCTTGGTCCCGTTGTACTACCACACCTCCAACGCGGACTTGAACTCCGACGAGGACGACCTCCTCCTCATCCCGTTCTGCCTCGACACCTCGAAGACCCAAGTCACGGGCACGGTGAACTTCTCCCGCCTCGACAGCGCGCGCCTCGTCAACGAGACCTCCACCTCCAACGACACCATCTACGCGCAAAGCGTGAACTGCCTCACCATCTCCAACGGTATGGGCGCCCTCAAGTGGGCCAACTAAGAATTAAATCATAGCGTTTTATAATAGAAACATGTCTACGTTTTGGACCTCAGTGATTCTTTTAGTGATCGTTTTCGTTTTGACGTACGACCCGAAATCGCGCACGCTCGAACGCTTCGTGAACGCCCCGTCCGCCGCCCAAGGCCCGTCCCGAGACCCGCAGTGCAAGCACGACCACCTCCAGGCGGTGCAATTCGGCCAAGATTATCAGTGTGCCAAAAATCCCAGGGCAACCATGGGTGCGATGATTGCTTAAAAAGAAAAGGCACATGTTAATTTAGAAATGATTTCCATGGACAAAAATCTGTTGACAACTTTCGGCGTCGTCGTGTGCCTCGCGGTGACGATTTATCTTTTTAAAGAACTCACCAGGGCGAAGGATGACGTCGAGCAGTTGAAGAACGTGTCGATGCACCTCATGCAAATGAGCGAACCCAGGCCATCGATGATGATGGAGATGCCCCCACAGGAAAGAGAAGAAACCGAGGAGGCCGAGGAAGTGAAGGAGATCACCGAAGAAAATTAAATCCGCTGATATTAGGATTCACGTCCACCGACAGATGAAAAATGAAAAAACATAAGGCTATCGCAATCCCGGTGTGTCTCGCGGAGGACAGGCCGGTGTTTCTCACGATTCGCGACCGGCGATGGAAGGATTGGGGGTTCGTCGCCGGTGGGTCACGGCGCAGGGAGGTGAATTGCCCCTTGCGCACGGCCCTCAGGGAGTTAGAGGAGGAGACCCGGGGGGTGGTCTCCCTCAAGTCCGGGGAGTACACGTCCTACGTGTTCACGGTCAAGGAATCACCGACGGTGGAGTTGGTGTACAACGTCTTCGTGTTCTTCGTGAATTTCACAAAGGCCCAGCGGGCGCAGACGGTGAAGAAATTCATGGACGAAAAGGCGAAGACGCAGGTGAAAAAACTGCAAAAGCAACCCATCAAGAGGGTGTTCGACGAGAACGATTTCATGTCGTGGGACACCTTGGAGGAATTCAAGGCGCGACCGAAAAAGTGGGAGCGCATCGTCACCAACGTCATAAAGAACCCGGAATTCTACGCGTGTTTATCTGCGCCTAGAAAAACATTTGTAATTAAGTAGTGTGGAAGATGAAATCTAAAAAGTTCATTCTCAACCAAATCAAAGAAATCGTCGACGCCAAGGGGAGGGACGGGGACGCCTTCGTCGCCACCCTCGGCGAAAAAACGGTCTACGAACTGTTGGTGGTGAAAAAAGACATCGCCGAGGAGGAGGACCTCCCGGACGTCCACCCCCACCACTGGTTTAAAAAAGACATGCGAGATTACTACAAGAGAGACAATAATGCTGAGGCGGTGGGCGAGCAAGAATGATTTCACAAACTCCAGAAACCTCTCACACGTGCTCATGGACGGCGGATGTCTGAGCATCCCGTGTGACAAGATTCCTGAGTTTTATAAGGTGTATTGCGACGCCGTGAACGCCGGGGAGAAGGTGTTCGTCGTCGAGCAAAAGACACAACCGGCGTATAACTTTTTCGCCGATCTCGATTACAAGGCGGAGGAGGCGCTCACGGTGGAGGAGATCGAGACGGTGTGTCGGGTGATTTGCGCCAAGGTGGGCAATCTCGGGGGTGGGGACTGCATCGTCTCCGTCGCCGAACCCAAACCCGCGGGGGAACTGGTGAAGACCGGGATACACCTCAACTGGCCTGGGTTTCTCGTCGACCAAGCGAGCGCGTGCGCCCTCAGAGAACACATCCTCATCGCCCTTCACACGGCGAAGCCCGGGGTGAACTGGGGCGCCGTCGTGGACAACAGCGTGTATGGCGACCCGAGAACAGGGGCCAAGGGGAGCGGCTTTCGCATGCCGTGGTCTTACAAGAAGGCCAAAGGCCTCGTCGAGGGTCCCTACCTCCCCGTGTTCAGGTGGACGCGGAAACCGCTGTCGACCATGCTTCGCCTCCCCCCGGACGTCACCCCGGAGTTACTCGCGCAGGTGGCCGTGCGGGCCGAGGGTGAACCGGTCAAGGTGCACCCCCCGAGCAAAATCAGCGTCGCCACCGCCAAGGAGGGTGGGTTCTCCAAGGCGGAGACCAAAGACGAGGTGCAGGACGACGCCCTCAGCGCCCACCTCGAGACGTTCATCCGCACGACGATGGAGGGCCAGGCCTCGGCGAGGGTGACGAAGATTTTTAAGCACAAAAACCAATTCCTCGTCTCCACGTCGTCCAAGTATTGTGAAAATTTGGGGAGGGAGCACGGGTCGAATCACGTCTGGTTTTACGTCTCCGGGGACATGATCACCCAAAAGTGTTTCTGCCGGTGCGAAACCTTGGAGGGGAGGACCGATGGGTTTTGCAAAGATTTCATGGGAAAGCGGTACGCGCTCACCGGTGAAATAAAGAGGATGCTCTACCCACAACCCACAAAGTGTCCACCCCTCGTGAAAAAAATAAAAAAAGAGAAACGCCCCACCAAAGTGGACGAGGCCCGGGTGGAACTCCAGACGTTCATACAGAAATACGTCGACGGGTTCGCGAACGCCCAGGTCATAGAATTAAAAAAAGTGCGAGGGGGCTTCGGGGTCACCACCAACGCCACGTGTCGGTCGTGCGGGCGCACGTGCGGGTTCAACCTCAAACGGGACATCCTCATCCAGGCGTGCGAGTGCAAAAACGGGAGGAGGATGAAGATATTTGCGAGCACATATAAAAAACTTGTGAGATAGTAGAGATGTTCTTCATCTTCGCTCTCGTGGCGGTGTACATGGTATTCCTCCTCACGCGAACACCCCCCGGGATGGACACGTTCGAGGCACTCAAGACGGAGGCACACAAGTACTCCGGGGTGAACCCAGAGGAATACAAGGCTTTTTTGAGCGACCTGCGACTGTGCGAGTTGTACTTTACCGAACCCACGCAAGGGGCGGTGTTCCTCCGACGGGCCATCGACCACCTCCAAAATTTAGGCATTTACAACGATTACGACATTCACGATGAAATAGAGGATTTAGCGTTCAGGGTGGGGTGGGCGTACGAGAAAGAACTCCAGAGAAATGCGATGGCTCAAAAATTAAGGTTTCAGACGAGATACTTAAACGAAAGACTCGATGAATAAAATAGAGAAGAAACCATGGCCGCCGTCATGACCACCCGAAGCGGAAGAATCATCAAGAAGCCGTCTGAAATTTACGTTCCCGAGATCGAGGACATCGAAGACGACTACAGCGACGACGAACACGACTCGGATTTCAACTCGGAATCCGGGGACATCCCCACCGAAGACGAGTTGGACGACGACGACGAGGACGGTGAAGGCGAGTGGGAAACCGACGACGACACCGACGCGGACGAAAACGGGAACCTCGAGGGGTTCATCGACGACGAAGATGTCAGCGACAGCGAAGCGGAATATTTCGCTTAAAAAAATAGCGCGATGTTTTAATTAATAATAATGGAGACCGACATCGGACAACCGTTTCAGTACACCCCGACCCCGCCACCCAAGGAAGAGGAGGAAGAGGATTCCACCCCGATCATGGAGGAGGAATACGAACCCCAACAGCAGTGGGCACCCCAGCAACCCATGCACTACGGGATGCCACCGCCACCGCCACCCCTCCCGCAAAAGTTCGATCTCGGGAGCATCGATAAGAACACTCTCGTCATCGCGTTCGCGGTTTTTCTACTCGGGTTTTTCATGGGGAAGACTATGCAACCCGTGATTCTTCGGTCTCACTAGTCTTGTAATTATCAATCGGCGCGTATTCGTCGTAATTCGTGAATTTACCAATGTTCCCATATCTAGGCTCCGTGAAATAGGCGCGCGACGTCACCCGCGGATCTTTGGCGTTTATGCGCATGACCTCCATCGCCGAGGCGAGGACACTCCCCTCCTTGACCTCGACGAGGTGACCCTGGAAAAAAAGCGTGACTATGACGAGAAGGACTGTCAAAATATTTAGAGTGATGCTGAATGCACTCATATTACAATGTTATGTGAAATTAATTCTCGGTCGGGGCCTCGGCCTCCTCGGTGGCTTCGGCCTTGGCCTCGGCTTCGGCCTTGGCCTCGGCCTCACGCTTCGCCTTGCGCTCCTCGATCTCGGCGGCGACGATGGCGTCCGCCTCCTTGACGAGGTCGTCCATCGAGGCGTCCGGCTTCTCCTTCTTGAGACGCTCGAGGACCTCCGCTGGGTGGGAAATCGGCGGTTCGTCCGGCTTGGTGTAGAACTTGGAGTTCTCGTCGCCCGGCTTGAAATAGTTCTTCTCCGCATTCTCAATCATGTCGCGCTTGCGCTCCTCGAACATCTTCGCCGCTTCGCGTTGGTTTTGCCTGTATCCCTCCATGAGTTCTTCCAACTTTTCGTTGGTGTAGTGGGAATCCTCAATCTTCGAAGGGTCCGGTGGGATGAGAAGCCACTTGTAGAGGTCGACGACGTAGATGTCGAAGGTCGAGTCCTCCTGTTGCAAACGCTTCGCGTGCGCCGCGGCCTCGTCCCGCGTCGAGAAGGCGCCGCGAATCTTGATTCCGAACTTGTCCGTCTTCTGCGGACACTCCGGGCCGACGATGGAGAGGCAGGCGAACGCCTGACCCGGAACGGTGGTGAAATCTTGCGTGAGGGACATTCTCGCTTCTTTTATGGTTAGGTAGCGAGGCTTGACTTTAAGTTAAAAACATGAGACTCCAATTTAGTAGAGAGAAGATGCATCAGTTTTGGAACACCCAACCCACGAATTGCACGGTGAAATTAGAGGAATTGCAGGAGTCGACCCCCCTCCCCGACCCGGTGAACTATTTTTGGGGCGCCGCCAGCGAGGACCGACTGAGGAATTTCTTCAACAAACACTACCTCACCGACGACCAGTCCTACCTCGAATACACCGTCCCCACCCTTCGGTGGGCGCTCGAGAGGGACGAGTGGTGGAACGTCGCACTCTACGCCCTGAGGAAAGCGCCGACGCCGGAGTTGGTGGGATTCATCGCCGCCTCCCCGAGAGGATTCCACGCCCACGGCCAAGACGTCGACGCCGTCGTCATCAACTTTCTGTGCGTGCACCAAAAATACAGAGACAAACGCCTCGCCCCCCTCCTCATCAAGGAAATCACCCGAAGGGCCGTCCTCAGAGGGATCGAACAAGCCATCTACACCGCCACCGCGGAGTTGCCCCACCCGGTGTGCACGGCGTCCTACTGGCACCGACTCCTGAACGTCCCCAAACTCGTCGACGCCGGGTTCACCGAAACCAACGACCCCACGAACAAATGGTTCGACGTCAAGGGGAGTTCCCACCTCCGACTCATGGAACCCTCTGACGTGTTTGACGTACAAAAACTCCTCGACGCGGACGCTCGGAAACACAAACTCGCCATCCTCCCGAGGGCCGAGGAGTGGGTCGGGAGAGCCTTCGTCGACCCCAAGGAGGGCATATTCGTCGCCCTCGTCGAGGTGGGGTGGGTGCCGAGGAAAGACCCGAAACTGCGACTGAGACAAGCCTACGTGCATCACGCCGTGGGTGAGGACGCCCTCAGACACGCCGTGGTGATCGCGAAAAGGTTGGGGTTCGACGTTCTCAACGCCCTCGATAACGGGGGGAGAGACCTCGAGAAGGAAAAATTCGTCAAAGGCACCGGGGAGGTGCACACCTACGTGTACAATTGGAAAATCGAACCCCTCGCGAGGGAGGACGTCAGTTTGATTTCGGTCTGATGAGGTTTACACATCCGTGGAGTTCGGGGCATCCAACTTGATGTTTGTGTACACCTGTTGCATGATGTCAACGTTCTCGACTAACGGAAAAGTATTGCTCAACTTCGTGATGGGTGGCAACTGCGTCTCTCGCGTTTCTTGGTCTGCCCAAACACCACAATTGTACGTGACCCACGTGCCCTTGTGGGGGTGAATTTTCGATGTCTTAATAATCACATCGTCCTGCCCGACGGCCACGTAGACGTTATTTAAGGTCGTTTTGAAATGACTGACATACAGAGAAGGTACGTTAATTCCCATTGATGTGATATATATTAAAAGAATTTTATTTTTCAGGCATTATTTTCCAAGGCCTCAATGCGTTCCAGTGCGTTTTGAAGCGCCTGCACCAGCATTGGAATCATCGATTGCATACCGACGCCGAGATTTGGCGAATTCACGTCGTCTGGGTCGTACGTTTCGTGACCACTGACGACGCATTTCGTCTGACACGGATTCGTTTCCGCCCCCAAGACCTCCTGTGCGATGAAACCCGCCTGAGGTGTGACGTCCGACGTTTCGGTGTAATAGTTGAACGACACGGGATTCAGGTTTTTCACGTACTGCACAGATTCGGACACGTTCAAGGTTTGTATATTTTTCTTACCGCGACGATCTGAATACGTGCCGTAATTACCTGAAGAATTGTAATAAAAGTAAGGATTAGAGCCATTTATATCTCGATATATTTGTATTCGATCGCCACCGTTACTAAATCTCACGATATGACTCCCAGCTATACCCATATCACCGTTATATCCCGACGAGCATCTCAAATCAATGGTACCTCCTTGAGTACACAAACTCATGCCATTGGTAAAGTTCCCGATCCCAGACGTGTTAGTACCAATGTTTTCCAGAATGATCGGTGTATTTGTATAACCTCGCACGTGGCAGCGACCGTAACCATTGTAAAAACCACTACTACCATATTCCCCTAGGAGTGCGTTTGATCGAACATCGAGCGTAGTCTGAGGATCCGTCGTTGCGATACCGACATGACCGCTAGCATTTATGGACATTCGTATGTGACTGCTACCTAAGGATGTTCCGTTAGCACCACTATCACCGTTGTAAAAATCCAAACGTTGACCAACGAAGTTAACGTGATGTGTCCCAAATCCACTGGAATAACGGTTATTACTTGGGTCGGACATATAGATGACCGGGTTCTGGCCATTTCCTTTTACGTGCAGTGGTTGTAACGGAGTCTTCGTTCCGATGCCGACGTGGCCCGAGTTATTGACGACGTGAGTAAACAACGCCGCTTGTACCGTAGATGAATTTGCACCCGGGTCAGATGAACTCGTCAACGCGCGTGTAAAAGTCGTCGTGTTAGTGCATTCTATCTTCATGGAGTGTCGAGTATAAGTTTCGACGTACGCATGAATTTCATATATACTCCTATCTGTCCCAACCTGTTTAAACTTTGCCTGTGTTATGACGGGGTCTCCGTACGCATGAATGGAACCAGACATGTTAGAGGCATTTGTATCATTATTATTATTGATACTTGCATATATGATGGTTTCACCGCCCCGATGAGTTTGATAGTTATCATAACCTTCTGCACCGAGAAGTGAAATTTTTAAACGCGAACCGCCTGTTGCACTCGCTGCATTCCAAGTCCCTAATTTATACCAACCCTGACTTCCACCAACATTGTATATCGTCTCGTGTTGAATCATGGGACTTCCGTAGAGGTGAAATTTTTCGAGTGGATTCACCGTCCCAATGCCGACGTTGCCGGTGTTTAAAATGGTCATTCGATTTGTGAGTGTAGCATCAGTCGTGGCATTTCGCGTCATGAAATGTAAATGTCCTACCGTATTGTTCGTCCCATTTTTTATATCAGCTTTAATGGCTGCAAATTTACCTTGGTACGTCCCTAATACTAACGACCCACCGCTACCAGGAACGCTATCAGAAGACTCAGCGAATATACTCGCCCCGAGTGTCTGACTCGTATCGAATGATGTCTGACTCGTTTGACCGATTCCTCTGACGTGTAAAATGGATACCGGACTCGTCGTCCCGATGCCGACGTTGCCATTTTCTAATATTTTAATGCCGTTAGCATTCTCAGACCACGGTGCTATTACCAACCCCGTATTTGCTTCATTTGAAATACTTCTATCAGTTGAAAATATTAGAGCTGAATCACCGGTGCCAGTCAGAGGGTTAAAAGAACCCTCGGTCATATGGGGCATTACTCTCATCCATGACTCGGTACCGCTACCATTATTTTCTACGACGATACCATCACTCCCACCCGAGGTCATCACGTGTAATATAGCCTCTGGATTCGTCGTCCCGATGCCGAGGTTCCCGGTCGAACCATCGATGGTCATGTGCGTCGTCGCCCCGAGCATGCTCTCAAACTTAAAGT